ACTCCAATATGATTAAGTAACTTCACTTATGAATTCCTGGATCAGTTTTAACCTTTCTTCTGGAGTTCATCCAGCGCCGGTCTCAGGACGAGTTGTTTGTGCGCCCTTCATGATTTGCTGGAGAGCAGCAACGGCGGTGCCTAATTCATCCACAGTTCGGGCCAAATCAGCCTCTGCCACCTTCTTCACACCGACCGACTCACTGATATCAACTCCTGCTCTCGGCAAAATAGCTTCTGCCAGAAATGCCTGACTGATCAGATTCATTGAATGCTGATGTGAAGCGGCATTTAGTGCAGCCAGTGATCCAGCTTGAGCGATACCTGAAGCGGTAGCGTTTGCGATAACCTTAAAGTTTGAATTTGCAACGTCTGATACAATAGTTTCATCTAAAGGCATAATTTAGTTCTCCTTCATATTCTCAAGATTTTCCTCACTTTTTTTAATGATTGCCATTAAAGAATCTTCATGTTCTTTTACAAGTTTAGTTAATGATTCTTGATAAAGATTAACTGTATCATTTAATGTCTCTTTATGTATGGCTATCATTTCTTCAAGAGAGTCTTGATACTGTTTAAATAGTTTGTCCATAATTTAAATCTCCTTTGTCAATTGTTGAATTGGGTTTATGTTATCTTTTCTGCATAAGCATCACCTCCTGACTTTAAATCCTTATTGAATCATCTTCTGAATGGTGAGTAGAAATTTCATAGAATACACAAGAATTGCCTTCACTACGAAAACGGTGTCTGCTGTAGGGCTTTACACGAATGGTTTTTTGAGGATAAACTTTACAGGGTATTTCATTAATATCTATTTCTAATACTCCCCTTACTACAAAAAAAGTTTCATCTTTTAATTTATGATAATGATACTTGCCACCAGATGACCATCTATGATGAACACAGGTAATCATTTTCCAGCAATAAAAATTAGTATTGATAAACCAAATTTCCATTCCCCAAGGTTTCATTACAAATGGATACATTATTTTTTAAACCCATTCTAAATGTGAAAGTAATAATAAAAATCCTTTGATTATAAACCAAGCTACGATAGATCCTGCAACTCCCACGATTATGCCAAACCAAAACAAAGGTGAAAAATCTATAAAACCTTTTTGATTCATTAAAAGAATCTCCCAACAATTGATGTATCGTTAAACCAAAACATATCTTTGGGTTTCATTTGTTGTTCATAATATTCATTCAATGCCTCTGTAACTCCAGGCCATCCTGCATAATCATGCCAAAAGATGATTCCATTTTTCTTAATCATCTTATGGGCATTGTATGAGTCGTTTTTGCAGTTTTCATAAGTATGGGAAGCATCGATAAATAAAAAATCAATTTCATCTTTATATCTACTGAATTTAATTTTAGCAGTATCTTCCCAAATTTGTTGTATTCGTGAAGTAATTTCCTGATCTTGTCCTTTCCACAATTTAGCTTTATTGCCTACATATCCACTTTCATCCAATCCTCTTAAATTACCTTTATCTTCTAATGGAAATTTTGTTCTGTGTTTTTTATTTTTTGGAAGATCAATAGTGGTAATGATTGCCCCTTCATAGTTGATTGCCATATTCAAAGTAGTCCTGCCATTGAATGTGCCAAACTCCATAATGTGTTTTGGCTTAAACAAAGAAACAGCCATTACAATAGTAAATAATTCAGTTAAGGAAATATTACCGGAAACATATTTTAAACATTTGAATTTGATTGTGGTAAAATCATCGAGTCCTTTTTCTTCAATTAGATCGATGAATGATTTCCTGGGGATAATGGGTTCGGGTCTATCCGTCATTTGGGTTGGTTCCTTTTTTAAGCAATGCTAATTTAGCCCTTTTTGCCATCATGCGTTTTCGATAAGATTTGCGATTTTGAATTCCTTTACATTTTTTGCAAATAAGATTTTGCTGCTTAATTGCCCAATTACCCCAATTTTTACCTTTGATTAATTCTTTATCACAAAATTTACAGGTAGGTTTTTGATTAAGAGTGGTAAATCTTCTGTGCGCTCCACCGATATGTCCTGCTAATGATTCTTTTCTATGGAAAATCTTTTTACAATATGGGCATTCAAATTCTCCATAATCTTTTTTAACCGCAATTTTATATCTGTAAATAGCCACATTAACCTTCCTTTTAAAAAAAATACCCCTATTGGAAGGGTAATTAAAAATGTATTATCCAATAGGGGCATATGTAAACACTCTATCCAAATTATGCGGTTTTTTCGTAAACAGGTTTTAGACCTTGTTTGGATTTCATCAATGCTTTGCGAAAAGCAGAAGTTTGTTTATTAAACAATGTGATCGCTTTATTGGTTTCAACGGCTGCTTTCATCTTATCGCCATTTTCATAGCAATATTTGTTCAGAAGCTCTGCAAACGTATCAAAGTGTTTTTCCAGGGCAGCATACGACTTTACAACTGCGGCCTCGTCACGCTTCAATAAAGTGTATCCAACGGCGATTTTTTTGGTGGCCTTTGGCCCAGGTTTCTTTCGTGTTTTTGTTTCAACCTCTTTGGACTTGGCTTGGAGGTTCTTTCTGCCTTTAGATGTTGTTTTGGATTGGACTTTCTTTTTAACCATGATAATCTCCTTTATTCTTGGGTTTTAACAATAGCAACAGGTTTGCCATATTCCTCTGCCAATATGATAACAAGAGTGTTTACCACCTTACCAAACCATTTGGTGATTTGGTGAAAGATACAATTTGAATGCATTGTTTTAATAATACCATAAAATTCATTATGAATTGATCCCATTGATTCAATTTTACCTTTATCATCGATATTTAATGGTTCCTTTCGATTGAAATCAAGTTGTAGATCAATATCTTCCCAATCAAAAGAGTTTATCAATTCTGGTTGGATTCCCATTTGTTCCAACCACTCATGAGCATCAGGAAGAATTATAATGAATGTTTTATTATCTGTGAGCAATGTGTCTGATCTATATAGACGTTTACTCATTGATGGAAATAAAAGATCATTTTTAGCTTGAAGTTTCTTTTTCAATGGGTGTTTTTTTTGTTCCGGTTTAATCGATAGTTTTTTTCTTGCCATAGTAACCTCTCCTAATGATCATATTGACGATCATACTTATTGAAAAAATAATTCCAGATATTGACATTGTGAAGATCAAAAGCATAATCTTCAAGGTCATAGTCATATCCAGGAGTATCGAGTTTTTTACCTATATCGACTTGTATAATTTGAAAGTAAAGATCCATTGGTTCCCATAGATGACAACAAAAATTTGGATCGACAAATTCAGGTTGTTTTCCCAGGTAATCCATTCTTTGTTGACTACGATTTAAAATGTGTCGGCATTTGCCTGAGAAAACATGGATCTTATTTTTGGGTTTTTTTGCGGATAAAAGTTTGAAATGTAAATTGGTATATCCATTGAAATAATTACAGCAGAAACATTTACCGAATCGGCAAAACCAATCAACACTAAAAAGATCAAGTAACCTTGGGGTAATATATTTTTCTATATTTTTAGGCCAGGAATTATCCAAAGTGGTGTTTGGGTTTCCCTGTAATTCCTCTATGTCTATTTGTCCGTAATGGGCAGCAATGGCAAAGATCTTCTGCTTTCTTTCCTGCTCTTGATCTTCAGTCATCATGCGATAATTGACAAATTTAGAATAGGAAATTTTCAAATGAACTTTTTTCCAATCTGGTAGATTTAAAAATTCGATTTCGTCTTTAATAACCATAAATTCCCCCCTTTTTGATCCAAGTTATTCCATATAAACCGCTTTGTCAAGTCCTGATTGGCCTCCAAAATTTTTCCAATCCGTATTCTCCACGCATTTTTTGATGAACAAATTGTATGAAATCATGATAATTGCATAATCTAATTATATCTGGATTTTTAGCAGACTCTAAATGCCAATCACAATATTGCTCCAATATCGATGCTGTTTCATAACCATCGATTATTTTTGGTCGGGTTAGATTCATTTTGTATAACTCTCTTTTACATGATTTCATTTTGTTGATTTTCATATCCAGATCTTGATCAAATTTACTATGCCACTTGTTCCAATATTCTTTTCCTTTTTCTCTATCATCTCGAAAAAATGAATCAATGATTATTTCCTCATATCGTTTCGATGCATCTTTTTCTTTACTTCTGTAATGGTGTAGTCGTTTTGTAAATTCATCTTCATCTTCAACAAAGTAAGTTTTCAATCCATAACGATTACGAGACAGGAGTATATCATCAAGTTTCCATTTGCCTTTATAGTTATAAAGCCAATTGTTTTGCGCCCCGAATCGTTCAAGGCGATCAATGATAGCTAAAAACTTGGTCATATCGTTATTACATCTAAATTTTAACACATAGTTTGTTAGTATCATTATTCGTGTATAGGTATTTGATTCATGATTAGTTCTGTGCTTTGAAAAATGTGAATCATCAACATTGTTCCAATAGCGCAAAATGTAATCGGTTGATTCATGATTGAGAGGTTCATTGGAAAAAAATAATTTAAGGTAATCTGAAAGAAGGGATCGTACTCTTTTTTGAGCAACAACATGCTGTACATTTAATTTCTTTTCTGAAAATATTTTGTTAAAATCAAAATCATAAGTATGTATACCAACGTGGTCTAATAGGTTTCTTCTTTTTTCATCAGGCAAATTGAAAAGATCATAATCAACAGAGGAAATTAATTCATTGAAACCAACAAAGGTTTTGTCCAACAAGGGTTTTGTTTCTGGTTGGGTTACAGTTAACTTATACCTTGGAATTCTTTTCATAGTATCTTTGTTCCTTTCAGTGTCCTTAGAAAAAGAAAAAGTGTCGTGAGAGGTGCAGTTGCGAAGCGGCTGCACATCATACGAAGTATGATGTTTTTCTTTAAAGCACTTAGTAGAGAGTTGACTATAATAATAGTTAATAGAATATATATAATATATTATGCATCGAAATTTTTGTAATGATCCCTGTAGTTTAGATACCAAATGGTTGCCCCTACCTTCCAAGAGGGGCAACCGTTTGCCTTGGAGGGGCAACCGTTTGATATCTAAGTTATTGATTCTGCATTCTAATTTGATTTTGAGGGGGTTGTTCGGAAGGAGGATTGATTTTTCGTGGTTGTCTTTTGGTTTTTCCGCATTATCTGAGAATATGTAAAATCTTAATAGTATTTTTCTTTTGACCAACCTCCTAATGGCCCTTTGAATCGATTGTCTTTTGACCTTCAATCGATTAGCTAATGTTGTCATTTTTAAATAAACTGGAGATCCGTTTTTGAAGAAGTAGGTGTGAAGGTATCGGATGATCTTTTTTTGGAGAGAGGAGAGTCCTTGATTTTGATAATAAGATGTGGGGTCTGAGTTTTCGGCCCAAGGACTATTTTCGATTAATCCTGTGTGACGCACATAAAATTTTAAGTTATTCCAAAATTCTCTTTTTTCATCCCAATAAATACAGTTATTATTAAATAAGTAATTTTTTATTTGACATTCAATTATCTTTGTATTAAGATCCATTTATACACTCCGATCAAAGTTTCCTTCTGCTGCTTTATTGGAGAGTCAAACCTTTAAACTCCTTTCAGGTTTGATTAGTTTTGCCATTCGTTTTTTCAACCTCCTTGGAGGGAGATTTCGGGGTTGGTCTCCTGGGTCTCCCTTCATCCTGCAAAAAAATACGTAATTCTGGTATCATATCACAATCCAAGTTAGTGTCAAGAAATTTTATAATTGCTTAATATAATTAGGAATATTGGTCGTCATCCCATGATCTGACGATATTGCCGTAATGTCGGGAAAATTTGGCATCGAATCTCTGTAAAGCCTTGAATCTTGCGCCTTTACGAGCATGAGTGAATGGGATTTTTTTGAAAGGTTCTTTTTCGTAGGTTTTGATGAAGGTGATCAGTAGCAGATGAAGTAATTCTTCCATCGAAATGTATTTTCCGGTTACTTTTTTGGCGGTCTCCTGGGCCAAAATATAAATTTCTGGTTCTACCTCAGTACTTAATAATAAAAGGTCTTTGTGATTTACTTTGATAGAATCCACGGCCCTTTTGAATTTTCCTTTATATAATCTCCTAATGTCTTTTCTTTTAAGGTCTCCGGTTAATTTTCCAATCATTAATTCCTGGAACTGTTCTGTAAATGGGAACCTGTCAGGATCTTGATTGAATCGATTGATCAGTTTTTGTCTCATTTAATTAAAACCCTTGACAATATTATGGGGTTGCATTTAAGGTTGCATTTAAAATAATAATAGGTTATTGTTTAAAATTATTGATTTAATTGAGGGAAAAAATGGCAAAACGACTGAATCTCACGACCAACCATACCTCAGACGAAAATAAACCACAACCAGATTTTTTAACCAAGGAAAAACTCTGCATGTATATGCAAAAAGGGTTAGACCTTGAAGATGCGGCAAAGCTGTGTGGCATAAGCCCTTACATGCTTTCTGTGTATCGCTCAGACGTTGAATTTGATGAGTTTGTACAGGAATGTAGTGTTAGGTGTGAAGAAGCCAATCTTGATAATATTAAAGATGCCGGTGATAATGGATTGTGGAATGCTTCAGCATGGATCTTGGAACGAAAATTTCCTGATAAGTGGTCAAAGAAAGATACGGTACGCCATGAGTACGATGTTAAATTGTCCTCTTTGGTTAAACTGATCTTCAAAGCGGTTAATGAGCTTGAACCATTCATTCGTATGTCGGTTCTCCAAAAACTTAATGAGCTTGATGTAGATGGTGAAATTATAAATTTACAGAAAAACAAATTATTGGAGTATGAAGTAAGCGACAAACAAATGAAAGGACAAGCAACGGGTTAATGGGAACTGTTTTTGATCAGGATATTCGGAAGTTTATTAAGGGATCTATTGCTGAGATTACTTCTTCTATAGATGTTTCCTATGAGACACTTGTTCCTAAAAAATCTGAATGGTTTGTACAAAACGTATTAAAAGATAACAAAGGTGAATTGGTTGAGAATGAAGGGGTGCATAATATTATGCATCGTTATATTCGATATGCCAAATCAAAAGGTTTCAATAAATATCTTATTTTAGGGGCATTCGGTCATGGTAAAACTGAACAGATATGTACCGGATACCTTTTATATCGAATTGCAAAAGATCCAAATATCCTCATTAAGATAGTTCATGTTTCTGAAACTGAAGCAGTAAAGAGATGCAGAGCTATCAGAGATTACATCCAAAAGGATGAAGACTTTCATCGAATTGCTCCTCATATTCAACCTACCCCAATTTGGGGATCTCAACGATTCACAGTAAAACGAAAAACAATGGTTAAAGATGGTACAGTTGAGGCATACGGTGTTATGTCTTTAGCCATTGGTGGTCGTGCAAATCTCATTGTTTTCGATGATCCCCAGGATTTAAAAACCGCAGTACTTGAACCTACCACAAGAGTTAAAATAGAAGATATTTTCAAAAATATTTGGTTGACTCGTTTGATACCACAAGATTCAGAAGTTTTGGTCATGATGAATAAGTGGCATGAAAATGATTTAGCTTCAATGATACAATCAAATCCGATCTGGTCATGGATGAGCATTGCTTGCACAGAAGATAAAAAAAACCTTATTTATAAGGACTCTTTTGGCAGGGAAATGGTTTTTCCAGTATGGTCTAAGTTTAATGAAAAAGATCTTATTATAAAACACAAGGAGTTGGGAACCAGAGATTTTGATCGTGGTTATCGTTTAATTCCCTACACCGATTCAGATAAAACTTTTCCTAATTTTCTCAAATGTTGTCATTACGGAATCTCTCCCAAAGCGCCTATCGAACATGAATCAAATTGGTTGTTTATTGGTGGTGTTGACTTTGCAGGATTGCAAAGACCAGGAACGGTGATGACCTGTTTGGCAGTTCATAAAAAATCAGGTTTAAAAGTTCCGCAAGAAGTGGTTATGCTAAGAGGTTCGGGAGATGTTACTGAATATATGCTTCGTTGGTATCGCAGATATGGTTGTGAATTGTATATGGCTGAAAACAATGGTGTTCAAGAAGCATTGATTGATATGTTAATATCTTCTTTAGGTGAAGATAAGTATAAACGTTTCGGAATTAAAATAGAACCTTTTCAAACTGGACGTAATAAAGCTGATTCAATTATAGGATTACCAAGCATTGAAAAAGAACTTGAAAATCAAGAATGGATGTTTTGTTTTCCTGACAAAGTGGATATGACTTCATTGGATGAAAGAAATCCCTGGCATAAGTTATTTCAGGAATTTAAACATCATCCATTTTTTGAAACAACAGATATTGTTATGTCTCTTTGGTTTTGTAGAGAAGGTGTTAAACAATTATTCCGTAAATCTAAAGGCCCGAATGTTTATTAGCGTTAAGACATACTTCTGTATGATGGCGTAAGGGAGATAATTATGCGAGTAGGCCCAATTGAAATTAATTTTAGACCTAAGACAAAATCATATGAACAATTGTCAGCTATAATCAGGAGAGAAAAAGGAGAGGGTGCGGTAAATTTAAAGAATCAACCTTCTATACAATTACAGGAATACAAGTCATGGGCTTATTCTTGTGTTAGTTTGATTTCAGATCGTGTATCCACATTGCCTTTTTCCTTTTATCGAAAGAGTACCGGAGAAGAACTGACAAAAACGAGTAAAGGTTATAAGTCATATACCAAACCATTTTTTGATCCTAATCCATTAATGAGTTTTCGGTTTGTAAAAGCATGGTGTCAGATCCAGTTGGATATGTGTGGTATGGCTGCTTTGTGGAAAGGATATAATAAACTTGGGCAGGTATGGGAAATTTGGCCTTTGAATATGAATGATTTCATTAAGTGTGAAGTTTCTGATGATTTAATTAATCCTTCAGTAAAGTATATTTTTAAAACAGGTATATCCAGTTTTGAAACATTCGATATTAGTGAATTAATATTTATTAATTACATTCATCCGATAAACCCCTATCTTGGTGCAAGTCCGATTCAGGCACAAGCTTATGCCCAGGATATTGATTCATATATTGAAGTTTATGAAAGAGACTTCTTTAAAAATTCTGCCCGAATTGATTTTGCGTTGACTACTGATGAAGCTATTGATCAGGAAAAAGCAGATGAAATTAAAGAACGTTGGAAAGGAAAGTATCAAGGAACGTTTCATGATGTAGCTGTGTTGGATTCGGGTTTAAAACCAATTCCATTACAATATGCCAATCGTGATTTTGAATTTTTAAACCTTGCTCAATGGACAAGGGAAAAAGTTTTTGCTGCATATCGAATACCTAAATCTAAATTGGGTTTTGGTGATAATGGTAGAGCAGGTGATGTGCAAAGTGACATATCCTTTAATAGAGAGTCGATTCAGCCAAGACTTACTATGTGGGATGAAGAATTAACTGAAGGCATTTTATCTTCTTTTAGTAATGATATTATAATTCAACATCAAAATCCAATTCCAAGGGATCGTTTAATTGAAGTACAAGAAGGAAGGATTCATGTAGGTGCGCCAACATTAACTGTTAATGAGTTTAGAGAAAAGACTCATAAACTTGACACTGTTGATGGTGGTGACAGAATTCTTGTTTCAAAAGATATGGTTCCTTTAGATCGAATTGATGAAATCATTGATGCACAGATTTTAGCTCAAACAGCAACAGATTCAGAGGATGATGATAGAGATGATGAACCTGATTCTCATGTCAATCCTGATGGATCAGATGATAGGGATGATAACCCTACGGACGGTAGATCATTGAGCAATGGACATTTCAAATTTTTGTGTGATGAAGTTAGATCCATTGTTTATGGATACATCGAAGAAAATCTTTGTGAATCAAAGGTGGAAGATATTGATAAGGATTTAAAAGAAGTATTTGCTGATATAACAGTCGGTATGGTCGTTCATATGCTTGAATACTTAGGAGAAAAAACAATCTTAAATGATACTGTGGATATGAAAGATTGGATTGCTCCAATGGTGGATAAGGTAGTAGACGAGTATAAGAACACATTATTAAAAAATCCTAAATGGGAAAATAAAAACTGGAATGATTATTTGAAAGAACAATTAGCATCAAATCCAAGACTTTCCAAAATTACAAATTCCTTGTCCAGAGCGTGTATTAACTATGCCAAATGGTTAATTTTCAGAGAACGTAAAGAAAAAATAAATTGGGTTGTAAATTCTAATGAATGTGGGCATAAAGGTAAGTTAAAAAATAACGTATCTGAAGATAATTTTCAAATAGGTAATATGCGTTTGAGATTTCCGAATGAAATATTAAACTTTTCATGTGATTGTACAATTGTAAAGGAGTAATACTATGTCTTATAAAATTTTGGCAAGAGATGGTCGTCCGGTTAAAAAAAATGGCGATTCGGTAAGGGCAATGGATTTTACAGTGGAAAAGATTGAACAGTTAGATGATGCTGAGAAATCCTTTATTGCTATAGCTTCAACTGAAGATGAAGATAGAGATAAAGACATTATTCGTCAGGATGGATGGGATCTTAAAAACTTTAAAAAGAACCCGATGATTCCTTGGAGTCATAATTATTGGGGAATTCCTGTTGCCAAGTCTTTGCGAACATGGGTTGATAAAACCGATAAGAAACTCATGTTCAAACCCAAATTTGATGCTAATGATGATCAAAGTATGAAGATTTTCGATAAGTACAAAAATGGTTTTCTGACTTCTTTTTCCGTTGGTTTCAGAGGAATAGAATTTGAAGCCAGAGACAATGAAGATCCTTGGTGGGGCGGTAAAGAATTTACCAAACAGGAATTGCTTGAAATATCAGCAGTAACTGTTCCTGCTAATCCAAATGCTACCGTTTCTATACATGGTTCTGATAATGATCGGAAAAATCTTTTACAGTTAGGATTTGAACCTCAGTTTGTAAAAACTGAAAGTGGTTTGTTTTATCCTGTTCGTATGCAATTGGCTGAGTATTATGCACCGGAAACTGTTTCTTTTGCTGATAATAGTAAAGATATTCAAACGGTGCTTGCCAAAACATATGATGAAGATGATAAAGTGATTGTTGGTTATTATTTTGATCCTGAGAAATGGGAAATCGCTGATATTCAAAAATGGATCAAGGACAATAATGAACCCACTTATAAACAATTTTATTATAATTGGGAATTGGTGGATGAAGATAAACAATGGGAAGTTGATACCCAGGAAGAAGAAGCGAAACTTCCTGAGTTCAATGAACTTAAAGTTTTAACAAGTAAAGATGTTTCTGTCGATGATGAAACAGTGGTGGATGATGATCTTGAATTGGAAACCGATGAAAAATCTCAGGAAGAAATCATTCTTGGACTCGGAAAGGCCATTGAAGAATTGATCAGTGAGCAGATGCTTAAAATGGCAGATGGTCTTGCCACAGGCTTTGATCAGGTCTTTGATAAGATTTTGGTGGAGTTGGATGGTATTAAAAAACTGGTTACTGAAAAAGAAGTTGATTCTCCACTTAAAATAGATAATAATGATGATCTCGATGATCCTGATAAATCTAAATCACAAACCGATGATGAAATTGAAATTGATGATTCGTTAATATCCCCTAACGATGATAAATCCAATTCCGATGATGTCATTGAAATTGATGATGATGTATTAGGAAAAAAAGAAGTTGCCAAGGTGGTTAGCAACGTCTTTAGGCAAAAACTAAAAGAAATATTTAAATCGGAAAAAGAAAAAAAAGCAATTAATTAAAAACTCTAAATTACTCTAATATTCATAGGAGGATTTTTGTTATGAAACTTAATAAGGAAGAATTGATTAAACTGTTAAACACTCAGGTAAAGGATTACATGGGGGGTGATGATTTTTCTGCTGTAATCAAGGGTACGGTTGAAACCATGATTACGGAATTGCAGAATGATGTGGATCATCCTTTCAACAAACGGCAAACAAAGCAGGTTATTGATTTTACCAATGGTGCTTTCAAGATTGATGGTGGTGTGATGACCACTCAGAAAGGTTCGATCATCAATCTTAACAACAAATCAAATCCCTGGATTGCTGCTTCTGGTGAGATGCAGGAATGGGCAAAAGACTTTGCTGTTTACCTGAAAACAGGTATTGTCAGTAAGTTTATGTCTGAGTCCATCGATGATGAAGGTGGTTATCTTGTACCGGAAGAATTCCGCAACATCATGATCATGTACGATGCTGAAGAAACTTTGGTCTGGTCGAAAGCTACTGTATGGCCGATGGCCGGTGAGAAAATTCAGTTTCCAAAATTGCAACAGAACCCCGATGTACAGGATGCAGGGTTTGATCATTTTGCTGGAGTCTCTTTTGAGTGGACAGAGGAAGGTGGTGAGAAGGCAGAGACCGAACCCACCTTTGGCATGGTCGAAATGATCGTTCATGAACTGGCAGGTTACACTGAAATCACCAATACCCTTTTGGATGATTCGGTTATCAACCTGATCAATTATCTGACTCGTCTTTTCAGAGCAGCATGGTACTACTACACTGACAAGGCTTTCATCCAGGGAACCGGAGGAAAACAACCTCTTGGGATTATCAACGATCCTTCGATCCTGTCTGTTTTCCGTCAAACCGCAGATACCATTGAAGTGCATGATTGTTTGAATATGGAAGCACGTATGCCTTCTGTATTTGATTCCAATGCTGTTTGGTTTATCACCAAACAAGGTCGTGCTGCCCTTCGTGGAATGACTGTAAGTTCCTCATCGAAAGAATTGGTCTTGCAGGAAATGTATCAGGATTTTGCCAAGGGTTATGATATGACGATCCTGGGTAAACCTGCTTATCTTGCTGATGGTAAGATCCCCGCACTCGGTTCTACCGGAGACCTCATCCTTGGAACGTGGGCATGGTACTATGTTGGATTCCGTCAGGACTTTAGCATGGATTCTTCTCGTCATTTCAAATTCCGTAATAACCGAACGGCCCTGAGATGTTCTGGTCGTCTGGATGGTCAAGCAGCCATTCCGCAAGCCTTTGTTCAATTGGATGCTGCTACTTCCTAATTAATTTTTAACGGAAGGAGAATTTTTTAATTAAAAACTAATTTTCAAATAACATTTTTACGGAGGAATTTATTATGTTTGATATGCTTAACAATTATAAATTCGGGTACTTTCAGCAAGCCGTGTCTGATGCCAATGGTGCTGCTGCAAATGCACCGGACGATGATGGTGTAGATCTTTGGGCCGATGTGCAGTTGCCCAATAGTCTGCTTATTTTGGCTGATGTTGGTAGTGTTGCTGGTGGTTCTACTCTGGATCTGATCATTCAAGATTCACCGGATCAATCCACATGGGATGCCGATTTCATTACGGTAGAGCAGATCGATACTGCTGGCCTTTATCTCATTGAGGTTTATGATCCTAATCGGTATATCAGAGTCAATGTTACCGTTGGAACTGCTGCATGTGTCTGGTCTTGCCTGTTTATGACCTATGAAAATCAGCGCAGACCTGTAACTCAGGTGGGAACTGCTCCTGCTTTGACTTATGGTACAGGAAGAAAACCCAAAGTATCGGCAACTTAATTCTGGTATAAAGCAGTAACCGGAATGGTTTTGGTTTATGAAGGGTAGATATTCCGGTATCTACCCTTTTATTTTAGGAGGTTATTATGAAAGTAAAGGTAAAGCTGTTAGATCGGAATTTAATAAGATCTTTTGGAGGGGTTATTCAGAGTATGGAAATTGATAAAGCTGATCGTTTTGTTAAACAGGGTAAGGCTATTATAGATGATCCTGCATATAAAAAAAAGATGCAGTATGGCCCACCTGATCATAAAGCAATTTTTCAAGCACCGGAAGATAAGCTAATGCAGGATTTTGAGAATCATCGATTTCCTGGGCCTGATGATAAACTTTTTCCTACGATTAGAAAAAGGAAATAAAAATGGGTTTAAATAATAATGCATTAATAGATACTACTTATTTTTATCAAATGTATGTTGATGAAGATTGGCTTGAGGATGAAAAAGAAAAAACAAGAATAGAGGAAATGATTAATGCTGTGTCCTCTGAATTTGAAAAATTCTGTAATCGTAAATTGAAAGCAAGGGATTATACTTATGATCCAGCGGATACAGATGATTACAGTATTGAAAATCTTCATTATGCATTATTTGATGCTCCTCAAGGAAGCACCTTTTGGTTTCCTACCTATCCGGTAAATTCAATTACTGAATTTATTATAAGTGGTACTGCTATTACTGTTGCTGCATCTAATGATTATGATGCTTCTGATGGATATAGGCTTTATCCACGCAGAGGTAAGATAGTTTATGGTCAAGGATTTGATTATTCATATCTACAAAATGTTCAAATTAAATGGAATGGTGGATATGGTGATGATCATGAATCTATGTCAGATTTAAAATACCTTTGTTTTTCTGCAATAAAACAATTTATGAATGCTCCTGATAACGAAATGCTTCAATCTGAACGCATTGGAAACTATACTTATAAATTAATGTCACCAGAATTTCAAAGAGAGTTGAGAGGATTGGCTCCAACTATATTTGAAAATTTGATGCCATATAGAAAGGTAGCATTTGGATAATGGGCTATAATAATCTATTAGTTCAACGATGTGATATATATCGTAAGACTGTTGATAAGGCTGAAAGTCATGGGTATACAGCAGATGCAACATGGACTTTATTAGCTTCAAGTGTGGCCTGTCGTGGTCAAAATTTATTTGAAAGTTCTGCTGGAATAAGAATGCAGACCGCAGGTATTTCTTCAGAAAATGATTACTTGTTTTTCTTTAAGAAAAATCAGGATATTCAAAGAGGAGATAAAATAATTTGGAACGGGGATGAACTTTTTGTAAAACCTGTTCAACAAGTTTATGATAGAAGAACAATACATCATAAAGAAGTTTATTGTGGATTAAGTGAAACTTAATGACGTTAAGAACTGACATAAAAGAAGAAAAAGTTGCCCTTAATGCAATTGCAAAAGGATCTGGATTAGGCAAACGAATCAATGAGTTTGTTCTTCGACCAGTTCTTGATCAAATAGAACGAGCGTCAAATGAGATAATGGAAGATCTTGGTTTTATGATCGTATCGGAAATTCAACATCGTTTGGCTACTGCTCCTGCTGGAAATACTTATGAAGTGTACATGATAAATGAGTCTGTCAGGGGTAAGGGCAGATATACTTTTATAGGTCATTACACAGCTTCAGCAAAAGAAGGCCCACCAGCATCAGGAGTTCAAACTGATTCAGGTTTGCCTACAGGAAGTCTTTACGAAAGCATTTGGTATCAAGTTAGTGCTGATGGAGAATTAATGATTACTATAGATTCTCCTCAAGATTCTGAAAGAAATTATTTTTTTCAGCCAGGACTCGGTGTAGTAGTTGGTGGTACAAAAATGCAATGGCCCACATATGAAGTAGCTGAATATTTTCAAATTTTAAATAATCTTGGTGATGGTACTCGTCCTAATTGGTGGGGAAAGATAATCGATAGTAAAAAAGATTACTGGTATAAGTGGATGAGTTCAAGATTTCAAAAAGAAGTAAAGAAAGCAACAAGAATACCAATGGCAGGAAAAGCACTAAAAATTAATATTTATTGGGAAACTACATAATGATTGAAATAGATGAATACATTGTAACTACAATAACAGGGGATGCCACAATGATTTCTCTTATGGGCATAGATGTATCAAATAATAGGGTTTATGCTTGGTATCCTTCCCATGATGTTGTTTATAATTCTACTTATCCTGCTGCTTTAATTTTTAGAAAATCATCCGGTTCACGTCCTGGTGAAAGTTATTCTTATCCTTCTCAGATACCAAATATAAACTATCACTTTAGAGCTTTGTCAAAAGATCAATTGGTACTTGGTCAAGTTGCCGAAAGGCTAATGAATCTTTTTGATGAAAAGTATAATGTGTTATTAACTAATTTTGGTATTAAGAAGATAAGTATAATTGGGAATTCCGATGCTCCAACTGAAGGGGATGCAGGAAATCCCATATATGTGAAGATTGTTTCTTTTGGTCTTACTAATGTGGTTAGAAGATAAATAGTTAGGGCGGTTAATGCTGATGGAAAATACTTATAGGTATCGAATGATACGAGTGGTTTGTGCAGGAAAGATTAAATGCTGTAAATTTTGTGAAGATCTTGATTATGGAACTAAAGAAAAGAGAATAGTGCATGAGGGTTTTTGTTCAAAATGTGGAAGGCCACTTGATAAGAAACCTGGGGATACATGCAATTTTATCGTTGGTTATCAAGATCGTAATTATAGACAAGTAGATAAGATTCATTTTAAATGTAGAAATTGTCAAACCTTAACAACTATTTAGGAGGAATTTATTATGCCACAATATCCGCTTGTATTTGATTCGGATAACATATCTATCGGCCCTTGCTATGTGTACTTTGCCGGTGTCCACATTGGTCATACCTTTGGAGGTGTTACCGTTTCGATTACTCAGAACACCTACGAACTGAAATCCGATCAATACGGTGAAACTCCGTTGAGGGTTTTGGATGCAGGTTTGGTTATGGAAGTGACGGTCAATATGACTGAATCTACTTTTGACAACCTTAAATTGCTGTTTGCTTCAGCAACAGATGAGACTACTCATCTCACCTTTGGTAAACCCGTTGGTGAGCTTGTTACAACGGGTGAGCTTGTTCTTGAACCGATTGATGGATCTGAGATTTATCAGGTTTATAATGCTGCCCCGAATGTTGGTGGTGCTGTGGAGATTGCGTTTACCACTGACAATCAGAGAGTCTATGCGTGTCGTTTCATGGCTTTGATTGATGATCAGAGAGTTTCCGGCGATCAGTTGTTCCGTATTGGTGGATTCTCATCGGCCTAAATTTTACCTCCTTTCGTTAGGTCATCCATCAAAAAGGGAGATCTGTTTTACTCGTATGTTTCGCTAACTGCGATAAATGACTACGGTAATTATGGGTCTCTCTTATTCAAAAAGGTATTTTTAAATAATGAAATGTGGTGAATGCACTCTTTGCTGTAAATTAATAGATATTCCTTGGATGGATTCTCCTCCTGGGGAATGGTGTAGAGAATGCATTCCTGGTGTGGGATGTAAAATTTATGATGATGGTATTTCAAATGATTGTCGTTATTATAAATGTGCTTATAACGATCTTGATAACCCTTCAATAGAATTAAGACCAGATAAATGTAAAATTGTATTTGAAAATGTGGATGGTAGTATACTTCTTGGTACTATGCATCCTGATTATAATGAATCTTATAAAGAGAAAATAATAAAGGATCAGGTTGAGATCCTTTTAAAAAATAGAATTTCTGTTGTTTTTACTTCATCTACAATAACTGAATCTTTAGTATTTCCGGTTCAAGGAAGGGAAATATCAGAAGTATGGGAAACCTTAATTGTAAGGTGGAAGGAAAAACATGACCGCACCTTCATACACAACTGATCTTCAAACAGTAGACCTTGCAGAAGCAGTAACTAATTGGGCAGAAATTCCAAGTCGTAAATCAGGTGGTGCTGCTACTTTAGAAGATCGTGCTTTTATTCAGGGAAGCTATAGTATATCGCAATCAACAGGCGCAGCATCAGGAGCAACAGTTGGATTGCAATGTGACTATGGTGGTAATATTAGTAGTTGGGTTTCTGGATGGGCAATTTTTGTATGGCAATATTGGCAAGCTCCTGCTGTTATTGATACATGGGCAAACGGGGGAATGAGAATTGGAATTGGTTCCGGTACTGGTGCTATTGATTTATTCAATGCACAGGGAAATGATACAAGAAGAAATCCCTATGGTGGATGGGATAATATTGCCATTGATCCTGAATATGCTGGTGGATATGATGAAAGAGTAGGTTCTCCAACAGCAGGTAATTATCGTTATTTTTGGTCTGCCCCTAAAATGTTGTCAGCAGTTAGTAAAGGTAATCCTCATTGTGTTGATGCCATTAGATATGGACGTGGTGAGCTTATAATTGAACATGGCGAAACCGATGATTACGGTACTTTTGTAGGATTAGCTGCAAAAAATGATAACAATGAAGCCACCAATGGTTATAATCGATGGGGGTTATTTAAAGCTGAAGGTACAGGCTATCTTTGGAAAGGATTAATGAGTTTTGGTAATGCTACTAATGTCTGTGATTTCAGAGATTCCAATAGAAATATTACTGTTGATGATACTCCCCGAACCTATGCTGCCTTTAATAAAATAGAAATAAATAATGCCAGTTCAAGAGTTGATTGGATAGGCGTAAATATATCCTCAGTAAATCCTTCTGGTTTATCAATCGGTCAATTTGAAATGGTAGCTGATGCCACTGTGAATTTTACTACTTGTGTATTCACAGATATGTCTACCTTTGTTTTTGATTCCAATGCGACATTAGATGCTGTTACCTTTAGAAGATGTGCTTTGGTTACTCAAGCTGGAGCAGATTTAGATAATTGTATTTTTGATGAATCTCCTGCTGCTGTTGCCTTATTAGTAGATAATCCAGATAATATAGATAATTGTACTTTTAATTCGGATGGAAACGGTCATGCTATAGAATTGGGTTCTGCCTGTGCTGGAAATTCTTATACATTAACTGATTTTTTTGTAAGTGGTTATGCCACTTCAGATGGATCTACCGGAGATGAAGTCATTTATAATAATTCTGGTGGATCAGTAACCCTTAACATTGATGGAGGTAGTGGTGTATCGGCCTTATCAATTCGTGGTGGAAATGTAACTCTTGTTGCCAATTATTCTTTTACGGTCACAGGGCTTGAGTCCGGTACTGAGGTAACAATTGTCACATCGGGAACATCGACTGTTTTGCACCATACTGAAAGTGCTTCTACCTCAGATGGTGATGGTAAATACCAAATAACTTATTCACATGGAGGAGGTGCTACTGTTGATGTTTTAATTCATCATATTGATTATAAACCAGACATATCGAATATTTACGGACTTACATTACCAGGGAACAATTCATCAGCAAAGGTTAATATGTTTGTTGATGAAAATTATGAGAATCCTTAATTAAAAATTAATTATTTATTAGGAGGAATTAATCATGCCTAAAGTATTTGACCCAACTGATCTTTCTCATATTGTTGATGCGTCCGGTACTACTGAAGATCTTGAAATACAAACTGGTGCTAAGACAATTGAGATTACCACAGATGGTAACATTGTTAATGTACCTACTGGTGCATTATCAGGTGTTACCGGAAAATGTGTTTATTCCAAACTCAAAGAGATATGGAAAACAGATGATGATTTGAATAAACATAAATTTCCTATCCAAATGATTTATGAAGCATCGTTTGTGTGGATTAATGGATGGGGGCCATTGGATCAAACAACCAGAGATCTTATTCGGGATGCTGGTTTTCAGGAAACAGATGGTCGTGAAAATGCCTGTATCATTTCCCTTGGTTCAATGGATGCTGCTACTGATCAACCGTATTACACAAATGATTTTACGGCAGAATTTAATGAAAATAAAATTGATTTTACTTTTGCCGGTGAGATCAATGAAAACATTACAACCAAAGGTACAGGAGGATCGCCTGATGATTCTGGATACTTAAAGGTCTTTTTAAGAGAAGAACAAAAGACATTTGCTTCTTATGATCTTATCAGTGAACAGAGTCTTGCTGCACTTAAATTTGAGGCATATCGTCTTCCTGTTGCCAATGGTGATGATTCTCTGAAAGCCATTGATGATGATACTACGATTGTTGGTGATGCTGGTTCGGAATCAGGAGTTACCTATTCGGAATTGACAATTGATTATATCAATGGTGCATTGTTTGAAACGGCAGATGATACCACAGGTGGAGCATCAGATGATGGTAATTACGCCATTGATGATGTGGTGCAAGATTCCGCAGGTCGATGGGCAAGGTGTACTACCGCAGGAACCATATCCGATGACTCACAACCTTATGCATCTTTTGGTGGAACTTCAGTATGGGAAGCTTATCCTGGGGAACGTCAAGTTGGTTCAAATTACTATGCCTTTAATAGAATCCTTGATGTTGAGGATACAGGCAATGACAAAGCAAGGTTAAAAGAAATTCATTCCTGGACACAATGGAAATGTCGCCAAACATCAGATATTAATGATGACGTTGGTGGAGATACCTTTGGAAGTGTTAAAGGAAATATCGCCTTGCAGTTTACCGATTTTATCGGTGACACTTTGCATACGAAACCAGGAGTCTTCATTGATGGTTATGATACCAATGATAAAAATGATATTCGTAATTGGGATATTACCGTTGATGCAGTAGATACTGATGCTGGTTTAAAAGGACTTGATTCAGAGTATGCACCTCTTACTTCTACCGAAAGAGAATTTCCATTTGTTGCTGCTGGAAATATTGTCTTTTCACAAAACTTTGTCGATGAGGTTGATAACACTACTCGATATACAATGTACTTTCAGTATATCAAATCTCAGGCAATGACAGCATTGAAAGTTTCTGGTTCTTCCGGTGCTGACTGTACTTTGGATTGGACAGGGGCTGATGCAGGATTGTTAGATTTCTTGCAAAGTGGTGATTATATCAGTATTTCAGGTTTTACTACTGAGACCGGAAATAATGGTCTGTATTCAATTACGGGTGCGCCAGTAACAAATACCGTTACGGCAACTAAAACTGATGGGGTCAATCCTACCGATGAAGCAACAGGTGATGCTTGTACCGTCCTTGAAAATCCGTTTGAATCTCCCAAAGCAACTATTGTCGATAACAACGCTGCTGCTGACATTGATGCTGAAATTACTGCTGCTTCAATTGGGTTTGACTTTGATTATACCAATAATAATCAGGAAGGTAGAACGGCTAATACTAATGCTGCTATTTTTGTGGTGGCAATAGCCTTTGATGGAGCGCAGTATGTCATTGCCTCTCACACCATCACTAAAACAACAGGTCAATCAATTCCGGTTAACGCTGTTGATGAACTTAACTACGAAAATCCCTAATAACTAATTAATTATAATGTACCTGATCTTTAATTAGGTCAGGTACATTGTATTAAGGAGAAAAATGGAATTTAGTGAAATCAAATATTTACTTGCTTGTCATAGATCAGAAGCACTTTATGATGATAAACCTATTAGAGTAGAAGTACCAGAGGGATTTAAAGAATCATTTGAAGCACAGGATAATTTTAGAGGTTGGGTAAATTATCATGTGACCTGGGATGTGTTTGAAGATGATCCCTGGAAATGTGTCTTATTAAAAAAATCACAGGAACAGGAATGGAATGAAACATTAGAAAAAGTCTGTCCTGTCCTAACTCCAGAAGGTAAAATAGTTCCTGCTGAAGAATGGAATAAAAGGAGTTTAGAAGATGGGAGCGAAAGTAACGTTTAATGAAATAACAAAAATCATTGAAGTAGATGAAGCTCCTGATGTGGATGGGGAAGTATTTATTGATGTTAAAACGGATTTGTATAGTGATGGTAAAGAAGATTGGGTTGCTAATGAGAACTTACGAAAATTTAGATTTCCAATTTCAGCAGTTGGTGGAAATCCTTTGCCTGGAGAAAAAGCCCTTGGTTCAACTTTCTTTTTAGCATCTGATTGGAAGATACGACCATACAATGCATCTCACCGTTTAACCATTAATGGCAACCTCTATGCTGAAGATGGATCTGATCCATTTCTTGATACCATTGGAACACATACTGTGCGTATCATGCAGCAAGTTTCATCCCTTGTCGATTCAACCGTAGCACAATTAGAAGAAATCGAATATGCATCTTTTGGTGGTGGTATTACTGTTGATGTAACCTCACCTTATTCGGGAACTAATTATCCAGTAGGAACAGCGCAAGCTCCAGTTAATAATATAACTGATGCTCATACCATTGCTGTAGATCGTGGTTTTAGTACCTTCTATATAATAGGAGATATAACCATAACTGAATTACTTGATCTTGAGGGGCATGTATTTGTTGGTGAGTCTATGACTAAATCAACAATAGTTATTGATGCTGCTACTCAGGTATCAAAATGTGAGTTTTATGATGCTCATATTCAGGGAACTTTGGATGGGGAGAATAAAACTCAAAATTGTTTAATAACTAATCTTAATTATTTAAATGGAGTTATAGAACAATGCATGTTAGGCCCAGGAACAATTACTCTCGGAGGATCAGCCACGGCCCATTTTCTCGATTGTTGGTCAGGTGTACCTGGAACGTCCACCCCAATAATAGATATGGGAGGTTCGGGTCAAAGTCTCGGATTGAGAAATTACAACGGAGGCATAGCACTAAAGAACAAAAGTGGTATAGAAGCGGTAAGTATAGACCTAAACTCAGGCCAAGTGATTCTGGAAAACACGGTGACAAACGGTGATATAGTAATAAGGGGAGTGGGGAAGTTAACTGATAATTCTGTTGGTGCCAATGTACTTGATGAAGATCTTCTTAATCCTGATAATATTTCCGATAATGTTTGGGATGAAGTCTTAACCGGAGCTACCCACAATATACCAGCATCAGCAGGAAGAAGATTAAGACAACTTGGTGATGTTGTTTCTTCTTCTGTAAATGATGTTACTGCTTCCAATCTTAAATTCATAACCAATTTAACTAATACGTATCCTGATTTTTATAAAGATCAATTAATCCGTTTTACCACAGGAAATTTAGCTGGACACGTAAGGGTAATTGCTGTTTATGATGAAGTTACCAAAGAAATAACTGTTGAAGAACCAATGGTAGATGTTCCTGCTAATGGGGATGAGTTTGATATTATTCCAACTCATACTCATCCAATGACAGAACAAGCTGATACCGTATGGGAACACACAACTGGATTAAAATTACTTGGTTTGGTTCAGGAAAACTTTGTAATGGATCAGCAGGTATATCAAGATTATAATGGCGCTAAACTTTTAACAAGTGCCAGGATAAGAACATATCAGGATAATGCCAAAACCCAATTAATTGCCACTTATCAGGTGACAGCAGCATGGTCTTCTGGTCAGTGTACATCATATGAAATGTTAATAGTATGAGTTTAGCATTAGCAACTAAAGGCGTATTACCGGATTTTACAGGTACAGGCACAGGTGGCACAGGACAAAATGTTTATGTGCTGGAGGATTTTAACGTGGAAGTATCACATGAAGATTTGAGTATTGAAATCACTCAGATTGACGAAATTTCATTAGAAATTTCAGAAATAGGGGTGAACATCGATCTCGATGAAGATCAGGCTACCATCGTTGTCTCAGAGGACGATACAATAGAAATTGAGGTATAATCATGGCGAATGCAATTAAATTAAAGCAAGGTGAAGGTAAAACTGTTAATTTTCATATTACCAAAGGTGGATCTGATGTGACAACCTGTACTTTGACCTTTGAGGTAAAGGAAAAAGCTTCAGATACATCTCCAGCTTTATCAAAGGCAGATGTAGATTTTGATAAATCAGATGCAGCCAATGGCAATTATCAATTAACCTTTGAAGTTGATGATACCAAAGGGCTTAAAGCTAAAACGTATACATCGGAATTGAAAACGGTAATCACAGCAGATACCGATGTTGATAAAAGCTATGATATACCTTTTGTCGTAGAACGTGCGGTTATTGCAGATACTTAACTAAAAACTAATTGTTAATTAAGGAGAATTAAAATGAGTGAACAAAATGTGATAGATCTTAATGATTTGGTACAGTCGGTTAAATTTACAGTGTTAGAAAAAAATTTTGAGATTACACCTATGAATGATATTAAAATGAAAAAGGTGATGGGTCTCAGTAAAAAAATTTCAGCACTTAGTAAAGATGAAGATGAAGTATCTGATGAAAAGGAAATAGAACTTTTACAAACTCAAAATACCATCCTTCATGAATGTGTTAGTATTAATATTGATAATAATTTAACACAGGTATCAAAGGAAGATTTTTCTGAATGGCCTATGCGATTAAAAAATAAAGTATTGGAATTGGTTTTTGGTCAAATAGGTAGTGGTGAAACTCCTGATGAAGAAGCGGAAAAAAACTAATAGCACGTTGCAAGGAATTTGCAGCAATTATTAATTTCCTTGGTGGGGCTTATACATTCGATGATCTCAATGATATGCCATATAACAAATATTATTATGTTAAAATGGCTGTTGATTTTGAAATGATTCGACAACGTAAGTTAACGATAAGTGATATTGCTTCTGCTTTCTCTGATCCAAAAAAAGGTGTTACACAGTTAGAAAAACAAGAAAGTCAATTGTCAAGTGTTTATAGAGGATCTAAAGGCGAACCATCTGCTGATATAAGTTGGGATTTTCCTGATGATGCAGCAGATAGAATGAAAAAATGGCAACGATAAGGAGACAATCATGCCTGGTGGTTCTGGTGCAGGAATGTCAATGGAAGTTTCTAAGATTGTTTTAAAATTAGAAACTAATTTTCAGCAAGTCTTGAAACAACAGATTAACTCCTTTGATAAATTTACAAGGGATGCCAATCAGTTGACACGGCAAGTTGGTACTAATATGAATCAGCTTGCAAGAACGACTTCAAAGACATTTAGTGCTGTATATAAAAGCAATCGTAAAGAGATTCAAGAGTTTGTTTCTTTCACCAGAAACGCCTTGCAGGGTGTTCGTAAAGAAACCCTTCAGATGCAAGCTTTTCAGGAACGTTTAGAGAAAGCTACAATTGCACGTTATCGTAAAATGCGTTCTGAAATGGCAGCAGTAAAACGTAAATCTGATCTTGTTAGTAGAGGAACCGGATTTACTGAAGAACAGAAAAAATCAGCCTTTAAAGCATTTGAAAAACAGAAGCAGGATGTAGAGGATAGGTTTAAAGCTTCAGTTGATAAAATGACAGAGCAGGTTAAGTCATTGATGATAAAACATCTTGCTGGTGCTGTAAAAGAATCTATGAAGACAATTGAAAAAGGTTCTCGATCAGCAGCAGTTACGGTGAATAATGTTGTCAATGATATGGAGAAAAGATTTAAACAGTTGTGGAGAAGAAGGGGGATAATGCCACAAGCTGATTTGGCTCAGCAAGGATCATCATTTTTAAAACAACGTGCTGAACAAATAAAAGTTTTAGAATCTTTACTTTCTGCACATCAAAAGAAACAGGTACAAGCTGAACAATATTTGGAAAAACAAAAACGATTATTGTCTGAGCAAACGAATAAGACATTAATTCGTAATCAAAAACAGATGGTTAATGAAGCAAGGGCGGTGGTTAAAAAACTCGGTGGTGAATACGAGTTTATGTTTAATTCGATTCAAAAATTTGCCAGAGGACAAACCGCACTTACAGGAGTATTTAAAACACAAGCAGAGCAAGGCATTGCAGCAATTAAACAAACTCTCAGAGGTGTGAATTTAAAGAGAGACTTTGAAAAGATGTGGGTGAATTTGGAACAAACTGCAAGACTTGCTGGAGAAAAATCAGGTAAAGCATTTTATGATTCTGTTAGAAAAGGCAAAGCATTAGATCAAGCATTAATTGAAAAACGAAAACATCTTGAAAATTTATTAAAAATAGCAAAACAACTTCAGGCTACCGGATTAATTGATGCAAGTAAACAAATTGCAAGATTAAAAACAGTTATAGGTGGTCTTAAAGAATTTAGAACAGAGTACGGTAAAGTTAAAAAGGAAATGTCGGCTATTCCTGAAATATCTTTTCAACAATTTTATAAAGGTGGAGCGCAACAAGCAAGAAATCTTGCTGTGGAAGTTAGAAAAGCAGTTGCGGTTTTGAAGCAATTGGGGCCAGTAACAGAACACAATGTTATTGAGGTTCAAAGACAATTAAAAATAATTCAAGGTTTATATAAACAACATGGAACTAAAGTAGTTGCTACTCAAAAAGTAATTTCAAAATTAGAAGAACAAATTTTAATGGCAAGAGCGAAGGTTAGAAATGCTACGAATAAAGCATCTATTGCATCATGGGAAGCGTATGAAAGAAAAGTAAAAGCAATTATTAAATTATTAAATGAAAGTTTAAGGAAATCTGTATTACCAAGAGATCCTTATGATCAATATAAAAAAGATACGTTGGCAACATTGCAAATGATTAGGACTGAAGTAGCAAAAAGTCTATTGCCCACAGCTAAAATTAAAGCGGATTCTAAAATAATTCAAAATGAATATAAAAGAATTGGGCAAAGGATGGATGAACTGAGTAAAAAAAGGATGGTCAGTCCAAGGCATATGTCTGAAGCTAAAGGATTCATTGATAAATTAGAAAATAAGGTAAAAGAATATAATGCTCAAATTGTTTTATTAAGTAAACAATTAGAAAGATTACGCAGAATACAAAAAACCACTTTTGGAGGAGCAGGGTTATCAGATCAGATATCAGGAATGAAAACACGAATGAAAGAGTTGCAACAAATGGTCAGGCAATATGAAAGAGCGCAAATACAAATGCAACGTAGAATGTCAGTTGCTAATAGGCAATCATTAAAATCAATGCTTCAAAGTGGATGGGAAATGATTAGAAATTTCCGTTGGCAGGTTGCAGCAGTTATTTACTTAATTACCAGAGCAGTTAGAGCAGTAAAGCGTGTATTCTTTGATGTAATGGGTGAGATTGCTAAATATAGACGAGAGGCAATGACCCTTGCAGCACAGTTTTCTTTCAAAATGTTGGGTGATATGGAAAAGAATTTTGAAAGTGTGTATCAGTATTCCCGACAATTAATGAATAAAATGGAGCAGGAAGCAGCAAGAACCATATTAACAATGGAAGATATGACCATGCTTGTGAGGACATTTTCACA